CAGAAAAATATAGAGAATATAGTAGAATATATATGCGTGAATATCGAGCAAAGAAAAAAGCAGAAAAGCAATCACAATCCGAAACTACAATAAAAATTGAAGAGAGTCAAAATACACAAGATAATGTAGAACACAATATAAGCAACCAATTAACCACATTGATAATTGAAGAAAAAAATAACTAGCATTCAACTTTTTAATTATGTTTTATGTTTTACTTTTTATATAATTCATATTTCTATTTGCAATTTTACTAAATATTTCCATTAAAATAGATACAATCTTTATAAAAAATTGATTTATAATAGGCATATATAATATTCATTATATAATTTGCAAATATTAAATTAAATAAATTAGTTTGAAAAAATGTTTGCTTCTAGATATCAACGTATTCCAAATAGCAATAACAATAACAATAATGATAATATTAGCAGTGATGATAGTATTTTAGATATGAATAACACTAATACTTCAAATAATGATAACAACAACGATGAATATGATGATGATAATATTCCATTATTGCAAAATAATAATACTAATTCTAGTAATACTAGTAATACTAGACAAAATAGAGATAGACGCCATAATAATGGCAGAAATACAAATCAAAATCAAAATCAAAATCAAAATACCAATCACGGATTAATAATACAATCGCCAATTTATAGGAATTATTTAATTAAAAAAATAATTTGGAATGTATTTGTAATTACTTTATTTGCATCTGTAGGTTTAGCCTTTGTTATATGTGGTTTTAAGGAAACACAAACTGCCAAAAGTAATGATATTTTTAATATTAATCCCCAATATTCATTCTATTATTTTAGTATTTTACTATCATTTTATATTTTCTACATTAGTGTTAATATTTTAACTATAATTATAACATTTCTAGCAAGTATAAATGGTAATGCATCTATTAAAATATTATTATTAAGTGGCACAATATTTCAATTAAATCTAATAATTAAATTATTTATTATGGCAATATTATGTCTTAAAATTATTGATAATACACCAATTTTAATATTAAATATAACTAATCCTGGTGTAGTTAATAATAATGTAGTTGATGTATATATTCCAAAACATACTCAATATATGATTATTGAAATTATAATTTATAGTTGTATTTCATATAATATTGGGTTTTATAATGGTATGATTAGACTACTTTTATAAAATAAATGTAAAAATAAATGTAAAAATAACAATAAATGTAAAAATGTGTTCGGAGAAAAATTACAATTACAAAAGGAAAAAATAAAAGTATCTATTCAATTTGCTATTTTTATTTGTTATTTTTCATTATATCTATATCTTTTTGTAATTGAATAAGTGTATTTTCCATTTCTTTATTTTTGTTCTCTAGACAGATAATTTTTTTAATGAATGATGTTAAATTTAAGTTTTCATTAATAATTTTTTTACAAGATGAACACATTATAAATTCCCATTTATAATCATAAGAATTATATTGTTTTAAGCAATATTTGCTACATTTTTCAATATCATAATCAATATGTTCTACACTCCACTCTATTAATTCTGGTGCATCATAATGGGGATATGGATATTCATATTTATTTTTGGAAACATATTTTTTAGCATGTTCGCAATTTTCTAATAATTCTTTAACAACATTACATAAATATTCATCATTAAGTTTATTTGTAATTTCTTCTTCATATTCATCTTCATAGCCTGCCATTTTATTTAAAATGCAAATATAATAATCCAATTATAATTATCCAAAAGAAAATCAATTTTTTATTTATAGGTTATTAGTTTCTCATTCATATTTCCAAAATTCCCGCATATATATTTCATAACTAGGATTATTATCAAGCCATAGATAATCGCCATCGTCTCTAATGTATTTATCGATAAGAGATATTTTTATAGCATTAGCAACAATATAATAACAGTAATTACCAGAACTATCACCGCCTAAATTAATTAAACCATTATAACCATTATAACATTTTTCTATCTCTATATCTATTTCTATATCTATTTCTTCATCTGAAGAATTATCACATTTATGACAATTGTTTTCGTTAAATACTTTAGAAAATGGTATTTTTAGTTGTTCATTATATAATTCAATGTTAAACACATTATTATTTACAATTACACTAACATTTAATAAATGATTTTTTAAAGATTGTGGCATTTTACATTGATTTTTTAATTCCCACGAATCTATTTCTTCATAAGAATATTTTTTATCTATTCTAATATATTTGTTTCCACAATTTTTCCATTTGCTTCCAATCATTTCTTTATTTCCACTAACTAATATATAATAATAATAATGATATAATAATCCATTACTAGATACTAATTCATATGTATTTATATCAGCAATACTAGGTTTCAATAAAATATCATAATTTGAGGGCTGTTTTTCGTGGATATAAGGACTTGTTTTTAATATCATAAGTAATGTTTCTGGTAATCGAAATGTTTCTAGCCAAGTATAATTATTCATTGTTATTCAATAAGTTATACAATAAGTTATTCAATAAGTTATTCAATAAGTTATTTTATATTACAAATGAATAACAATACTTTTTATATCAATTTTTTATACAAATTTATATCAATTTTTTATGCAAATAAATAATTATTAATTATCACACCATATTAATATTAACAAGTCAAACTCCGTATATCAACTTCCAGTATTTGTTCTTCTAATGGTGTTATTAGCAAGAAATAAATAATATTTTCATTATTTTCTTTTTGTCTGGCTAGAATCTTACTAACTAATTCGATCGGAAGTATTCTTGCTGGAATAAATGCTACATCTATGTTATTCTTTTCTTTTATTTCTGTAAGATTTATACCTAGCACACCTTCTCTATCTTCTACTGGTGCAGTTTTAATATGTTGTAAATAAATTTGCACTAACTCTTGTTTATTTTTATTTATAAAAGTAAGTGCTACATTACGATAATGCATAATTTCCTCCATTAACTGTGTTTCTTCTTCTGGGGTTAAAACTCTATTACCTTCAGCCGGGGTATTTTCTACTAGCGTTGGTTCATTATTTTCTGCAGGTGTTGTATTGTCTGTAGGTGTTAGTTCATTATTTTCAGGATTAGAATTCATTTTATATACCAGAAAGAAATTTAGAAAAACTTCGAAAACTTCAAAAAACTTTAAACTTTAAAAAAAATAGATATATTAAATTATTATTTTGAACGATTTAATTTATAATTTGTATTAGCACCATTACCATTACAAAAAATTAATGATATATACAATATATCTTATTGCCATTTCTTTTTACTATTTATAATGGCTTTATAATGTTTTTCTAATGGTTTTTAGGTCTATAAATATTTGCATTGGATTTTGTATTGGATTTTGTATTGGCAGTAGAATTGGAAGTAGTATTGGTAGAATTACTTGTTTGATTACTAGATACACTATTTCTAGGTTTCCGCCCTATTTTTATAAATCCATCATCATCCGCTTTTAATTCATTAGTATCATTACTCTCTAATCCTTCAAACATATTTTTACGGACAATAACTTCTTTATTGCCGTTTTTCCTTGGATTAATATTGGATACTGTGTTTTGCTTCTGGTTTTGGTTTTGATTTTGATTTTGGTTTTGATTTTGATTTTGGTTTTGATTTTGATTTAAGTTTTGCCTTTGTATTTGATTATTTTTTTGTTGTCCATTTCTGCTGTCTTGATTATCTAGTCTGCTATTTCTAGAATATCTTCTATCATCCTGTCTACGGACTTCCCCCCTTCTATCACCTCTAACCTCCTCTCTATTATTATCATCTCTTTTATCACCTCTAACATCCTCTCTATTATTATCATCTATTTTATCATCTTTTTTATCATCTCTTTTATATCTATTACTAAATTTATTTCTTTGTATTTCAGTTATTTCTGTATTGGTATTATTTACTAGTGTTGCATTTGCATTTGCATTTGCAATATTTTTCCAAGGACTAACCCGAACAGGTTCTATAACAGGAGTAGATACTGCAGGTGTGGGTGCGGATGCTGGTATAGATACTACTGTTTTTGGCACAGGTAATGGCACATCAACAGAAATAGGAACTGGCAAAGTAATATGTACCGGCACAGCAACAGCAACATGTGCAGGAACAATAGATACAGGTTTATTGATAACTTTGATATTTTTGATAATATCTTGTAAATCCAATACTTTAAATTTAATCTTGGTTGGAATAACATTCAAATTATATATCAAATTTAAGCCATCGCTAATACTAGTTCGGCTAGAACTATTTAGAGAATTCCAAATATCTTTACAAATTGTTTCCATCATCCCAATCATAGCATACAATCGGGAATTCAATTCATCCATATTAACCGGCAACCAATCCAAAAAACTATTAATAACATCAAACATTTTAGCAACATTATCAGATACTATAGAATTTGTTATATCAATCTTATAATGTGCCCGTGCAATTGCATTGTTTACAAAAACTGCGTATATAGTTCCATAAATAATACCTATATTTTTATAAGACATAATATCCTTTATATAACTAAAATATGCAATATCTTTGATATTACAATTGGTTTCAAATATTTTACAAGCCTCCTTTAAAAATTGTGAAATATACTGACTAATATATTTTGCTATATTACCATTAAAACCGAATAGAAATAGAATATAATCTTTAGTAAAATTTTCTTCATTTAAGCATTTTTTAATAACAATATCAAAAATATATTTACAATAATCAGGTAATCTACGGGCATTATCTAATAAAATAGATTCGCTGATTTCATTAACAATTGTCATATAATTAGTACCTGTTATTTTATTCATACTTCTATTGATTAAATTAATATTATCATCATTATTAATAAAACGTGAAAGCAATTTTGGGTTTTTCTTTTCACGCCAATTAATCATCGAATTACGTGCAGAATTCTTAATCTCAACATCTATAGATATAACAATATCATTAAGATAATTGGATAATATATCAATAAAAGGATATTTGCCCTTATTAATTATATTACCACAAATATCAAATATTTGCTTTTGATTTTCATAAAAATTATCAATGGATAATGAGTTGGAAAACGCCATATATATTTATTCTAGGAAGATGTTGAATAATAATTAATTGGTAAATTATTAATTATCGATACGTGATAATATTATAATATCAATAACGATATTATTCTAGTTATTTTGCACGCTTAAATATTTAAGATAAATTAGTTTTTAAATTGGTTTTTAAACTGGTAAATTTATCTTGAATAAATATAATATAGTAATAATATAACTTAAGGGAGGAAAGGAAAATAATAAGAAAATAAAAGGAAAATAATAAGAAAATGCCAGGTATTCTAGAAGATGTTTATAAAACAGAAACTAATCTAGCAAATCAATCATTTAATAATGCTAGAAATGCAACTAATACTAACATAATACCCCAGACCGGTTTTAATCAACGAATTCTTAATAATAATAACACTGGATTCCCGCAAGACAATATTCAACGAGAAAGTAATCAACGCGATTTTTTCATTTCACCTTTGAGTGGTCAGTCTGTTAAAAAAGAGGCTTTTCACGATAATATGGTTCCTTTTATTAAAAGTAAAAATCAACATAACCTCAATTTTGATGCTTACAGTAATACATTGGGACGCCACACGGGAAATGATGAAACATATAGGCAAAAAAAACACGAGGTTAAATCTTTTTTTGATGTAACACCTAATAATTCATATCTCTATGGTAGCCCTTCATTCACTGAAACAGTAGGTTTAGACCGTTATGTTGCAAGCCAAAAAAGACAAAATGAAAAACCTTTTCAAGATATTCGTGTTGGACCAGGTCTTGCAGCAGGATACACCGCAATGCCGGTAGGTGGTCTCAATCAAGCTAATGCCCGTGATTATGTTATGCCCTATGGTGTAGACCAACTCCGTGTTTTAACTAATCCTAAAATTACATTTGAAGGGCGTGTAATAGCAGGATTAAAGAGTGGGCAACGTGGTCTACAAGCTAAACCTTTTAAACATCGCCCAGAACGTTATTATAATTCTACACCAGAACGCGGTACTCTTTCTAGTGCTGTTAAAGCATCCCAATTACGTGAAAAATTTTATATGAAACCAACTCAAAAACAAAATCAGAAAGAATATTTCGGTACTCTAGGACAAGCCCAACTTGCTAAACCTCGAAAGGAAGGTGCCTATCGCAGAAGTACTAAGAATAATTATATGAATCCTACCCCTCGTAATGCATATCGCGAAGATGCCTGGACTATTAGTGAAGAAGCCAATACAGAAGGTGTAGGTGATTATGGTCTTTCTAGTATTGAAAATAAGGCAAATGAACGTGATACTACACAAGACCGTTTTCATATTAATAATTTAACAATTACAGTAAAAAAACTGATTACACCAATTACAGATTTCTTTCGACGTACTCGCAAAGAAAATTTCATTGGTAATATTCGCCCAGAAGGTAATATGAACGCCAGAATGCCATCCAAACAAACTATTTATGATCCAAATGATATTGCCCGTACTACAATTAAAGAACAAACTATTGATAACGATTATCAAGGTGCCCTCTCTGCAAATAAGAAAGCCAAAGTATATGACCCCACTGATACTGCACGAACTACTATTAAAGAACAAACAATTGATAGCGAATATGTAGGTATGCTAACTGGTAATAAAAAACAAACTACTTATGATCCAAATGATATTACCCGCACCACAATTAAAGAGCAAACAATAGATAATGATTATATTGGACAACTTTCTGGTGAAAAACACGTTACTGTTTATGACCCTAATGATATTGCTCGAACAACTATTAAAGAACAAAATATTCATAATAAAGCACCATATCTCAATATGAATCCACAACAACCCCGTTCACTGCGAGTATATGACCCAGAAGATATTGCCCGCACCACAATGAAAGAAGTTACCATAGATAATGAACATGTTGGCTTTGTTGGAAATCAACAAGACCTCAAACCTGGTGGCTATACTTCAACCAGTGTTGATATGAAGAATACCAATCGACAATTTCTTACTGATTGGTATTACCAAGGTATTGCAGATGGTGAAGTTGGTACCGGTACTGGTCGTGGTTATCTTGCTGCCCGTTATGACGCTAAAAATACCAATCGGCAATTTCTTAATGATTGGGAATGGGAAGGACCCGCCAAATCATTTTATAATAATCCCGCTAGTTATGATAGTATGTATAATGCCCATATGAATCCTAATCGTGAAGAAATTGCACTAGGACGCGAACCTACACCCGAAAGTGCAAAACTAAATGCAGGTGGTGATTTTGTTAATCTAGAACACCGCCGAATTGAAGCCGACCAAATAAATATTCGCGAACCCGCCGAAACTTTTGTATATGAAGCCCCACCGCAAAAAAATGGTTGCGGATTAACCCGAGTTAAAAGTAAATTGCCAGAAGACTCACAAAGAGCACGAATTAATCCGGAAATATTAGATGCATTCCGGCAAAATCCATATACCCAATCACTATCTAGTGCAGTTTACTAGATTATTAGTTTATGTTTAGGTAAAATAGTTTTTTTTCAGTTTTTTTTTGTTTTTTCTATTAAAAATTGAATTATATTACAATAATATATAAATATAAATATTACTATTTTCTGACAATGTCTGCTGTAGCACATCCACCTATTGAAATTAATATTGATTCTGTTCGGATAGTTACCACTTGTTGGGGTTCTGGAAACAGCAAAACTATTTTTGAAAATGGTTTGTATTGGGAAGAACCAACAACATTCTCAGGATGTTGTTGCGGAGACATTCGTGCACAAGGTATTACTGGACCTTGTATTGTCAATCTGAATATAGACCGCTCAATTAGGCTAGTCAATGGCAAGCCGTTTTCTAATGCAAAGTAGCATATTTTTCAAAAATTGTTGCATTTTTCTTTATTTTTCCAACATTTATAGGTTTTTCATCAAAAATTGAATTATATTTATGTAATATTAAAACATTATTTCCCCAAGTTGTTCCATTCAAACTAGAAATTCAATGTCTGCACCTACTGCAAACTATAGTTCACAAATTTTTCCGACCGATCCTCATTCGATGATTGAGATTTATGTTCCGGATGTACACAACATAATAAGATGCTTTGGTGACGGCAGTACACAAGTTTTTATGATCACTTCCGGAAGCTGCACCGGACGCTTCTTTACAAAAGAATTTTCTGAATGTCATTGCTCAGACATTCGTGCACAGCTTCTTGCACAAGGTATTACTGGACCTTGTATTGTCTATCTAAATAGAGACTGCTCAATCAACCTTGTCAATGGAATTCCCTTTCCTAAAGCAAAGTAGCATATTTTTCAAAAATTGTGCTGCGTTTTGCTTTATTTTTTTTTGTTTTTTAAATGCTTTTTTCAGCATTAATAGGTATTGATATTTATTAAAAAGTTTATAAACATTATTTACCATTCTAACAAGCATACGCAATGTTTTCTAAGTTGAGAAAGTTGTTTAAAAAAGGTTTGTATAGTCGTCTCCAAAACCAAACACCAGAACCAACCCCAGCTCCACCCTCATTGCTACCCCATCCACCCATGACAATTGTATCTCAACGCGAAAATAACCGAAATCTTGGCTCTATCACTTGTGATGGCAACACAAACCAACTCCGTGTTCGAGGTCGTATTATTCATCAAGACCGTGGATGCAATCCATTGTGCCAACATATTCGATCCCAAGGCATTGAGAAAACGAAAACAACTCACGTGTTGCTGAATGAAGATGGCACAATCTATCTGGTGAATGGAATGCTTTGGAGTCAATACAAAGAGCAACATCCAACAGGCAACCTCATGCAATGACACAATATTTGCCTAATCTAATTAGGCATATCATATTTAGTTATATTTATTTTTTTCTTTTTTTAAGAATTCGTTTAATTATTTATTTCAATATTTATTTTTAATTACAGGAAAATTTATTTCTTCTATTAAATTAATAACTAAATTAATTATAACTAAATTAATAAATCTTTATTCTCTACAAATTCAAAATGGCTACTAAAAAACATTCTAGCAAAAAGCATTCTTCTACTAAAAAACATACTTCTGCAAAAAAAAGTATGACAATGAAGCACGATGGCAAAACAATGCATGAATATTGTGTTGGTTGTCAAAAAAAAGTTGATATTCATGATACTCGTGAAGAAACATTCAAGGGTAAAGGTAATAAAACCCGTAAGCGTTTAGTTGGCAAATGTGAAAACGGTCATAAATTCTTTCGCTTTATGAAAAGTGATTAGATATTCCATAAAATATATTTATCTAGAAGCACATTTATTTTCTTACTTTTTAAAAACTTTTACAACATTCAATAAATATATCTATCTAGAAGCACATTTATTTTTCTATTTTTTTAAACTTTTTATAAAATTCTATAATTCTTTTTATAAAATTCTATAATTCTTTTTATAACATTCAATAAAATATATCTACTAATGTATTAGATATAGAGAGCGTTCGTGTTCTATCAAAAATACATATTACTCGGGATGGATTATTTACCCCAGCCAGGAATAAATAGTGTATCTAGCATAGATAAATTGAATCATTATAAAAAAATATTTACTCACAATAAAAAAAAAGATAACACCATATTATTACTCAAGAAAAAGGAATTTGATATTTTCTATAGTTGTAAACGGAAATATCCATTACTAGTATCCGAAACAATTACATCATTAACAGGCAAAACAGACCCCAATGAACCACCAATAGACCGTAGAATAATAGAAGACCCATTTCGAGAAGATATAGAAGTGCCTTCGAAATATCAACATACATTGAATGATTATTTAAAGTATATGGAATATGGTGGAAGTATGGGACATAATGCCCCTGCTGGGCAACATAAAACTAATTTGGAAATATATTATGAGACTTTTCTATTAAGTAATATTACACCGCAAGAAATGGTTTTTAATAGTGGTTTGTGGGTGTTGATGGAAAACTGGTGCAAATATTTAGGAAAACATAATGGGATTACAAATATTCGGGTAATGACGGGTAGTATTCCATCTGAAGAACAGGAATATAATTTAAATGGTGTTAAAATGAATATACCCTTAAAGATGTTTAAAATTGTGTGTTTTGAATTTATTAATAAGCCTGGTATAACTTTCCTAGAAATATTAATTGCTAATAATGCGGCATATTATGTAAGTCCAACTATAAATAAATTTGACTTAAGTCCTTTTCTAGTGGCAGATAAATCATATAATTGGTTTCAAAATTTTAGTGGGATTGATATTTCATTTTTACTAGAATATTATGGATTTAATAATAAAAATATTAAACCATTTAGAAATATTATATCAATGGAAATAATGTTATCTCACGCATTGAAACAATTAATGAAGAAAAGTAATTGGTTTGGATATTTAATTTATTCACCTTCACTGAATCATCTAGAACATAAATGGGAAGAATGTAAAAAATTAGAAAAAGAATTTGAAACTTTACGTTATCACGAACAATTTTATGAATTAACTAAAAAACGCTTATTGCGGGATAAAGAAATAAGTCTAAATTTGAAATCATTCCAAAATAGCAGTAAATTATTTAAGAAAATCAGTACACTACGTTCTGCAAATAAAACACACAATACCAAAACACATAGCAAACCATACTATACCAAACCACATAGCAAAACATATACCAAAAAACATAAACCAACAAAGAAATAATTCATAAGTAATTTTAATATTGAATTATTTTATGGAAAATTAATTTAGCATAATAATTTAGCAAAAAATATTATATCTATATAATAGATAATTCAAAGATAATACAAAGTTAAAACAAAGTTAAATTAAATTTGAAATTAATTTATTAGGAAATGCGATTTATAAATTTATGTTTAAGTATTCCAAATTTAGATACAATAATTTTCTATCTAATTTTTGTAATATTAATTCCTGCATATCTATTTTCCACTTCAGATTATGAAAGTCTTAAATATTATTTACCTGCACTAATTATGATTGCTGTAACTCTAACTGAAGCCGGCAAACCAGATTTATTTGTTAATCTCTATCCTAACCCTTGCGATACTAATACTACATTTGCAGGGTATCTTTCAACTAATATAATTAATGGTTTGGCAATTGTAGGTATCCTTGCCCACGCATTAGTAATTACAATGGCTACTAGTAGTATTACATTAGGATTAGTATCAGGTTTGATTACATTTGCAATTGCTTTTCCTATGGCACAACAAATATTGCCGTTCTTTATACAAGAAGTTGATGTTTTAACTAATATATTATTTGCAGGCAGAGTAAATTTTCCTGGAAACTGGCATAAATATTTTACTGGTTTAATATTTGCTATATTCTTGCTGGGAGTTCAATATGTTATGTTAGTAGGTTTTACAAAGTATATTCTTTCTTCTGGTATAGAATTAATCTAGGGTAGGGAACCTAGGTAGGGAACCGAACGGTTCCCCTACGACCCCTCCCTTTAGTTATATAATATAGGGGTAGGGAATCGAACAGTTCCCCTACGCGAGGGCTCAGCTCTAAGCCCTTTCGGGCTTTCGAGCTATCGCGACCCTTCCCTTGTAGGGAACCAATCGGTTCCCCTACGACCCTTCCCTTTAATTATAGAATTAATCTAGTGTCATCATATTGTTCTAATGCGTATTGTTTTTTATTCTTTATTCTATGTATTCTATATTCTATGTATTGTTTATATTTATGATTATGTTAGAAATGCAGGAAATATCATTAAAACCTTCTTGGTATGGGAAAATAGATTGGAGTAATGGATGTACTATTAATCCAAAAATGATTGAATATTATAAATCTTTTGATTGTGTAAATAATACTTATTTATGGGGTGATTTTGTAAGTCCAATATATGATGAAAATTTAGAATATATTAAAAATTTTAAATCTTCTAATACTATATTACCCACAACATTCGTATTTGGTAATACAAATGATAATGTTAGGGTAGATAATATTATGGTAGATAAAGATAGTTTTACATCTTCTAGAAACACAAGAGATAGAAAACCAAGGGACAGACAAAATAATAGAAATAATACTTCTGGTAAAAGATATTATAGATTTGAAGATGTAAATAATGATAGTAATAATGGCGGTATTATTGATAGATATGATAATAATGAAAATATTTTTCAAAATAGAAGACAAAATAAATATATTGAAAATAAATATATTCTAGAGGATGAAGAAAATAAAGATGATGGAAATGAATTTTATCAAAATGATGAAATTTTAAGCGATCCAGAGAATTATGAAGAAGATCATCAATAATCACCAGATAATTATAATTATTTATTTTTAATTATTTTAATCTTTGCATATTTTAGTAAAGAACTCGTTGTTATTGATATTAATATTGTTATTGTTGTTGATAGATATTGTTATTCTAATCTTATTCCAAAATGTTAGGTAAATTTGTTAATCCCATTACATTCACCATAACATTCCTAATTAGTATAGTAGTAGTATATTTTATACATCCAGAACCAACTATAGTATATCGTTTTCCTAATCCAGAGAATGCTGGAAAATTAACATATCAAGATAAAGATAAAAATTGTTATAAATATGAAGCTAATGAAGTAAAATGCCCTAGCGATCCAAATCTAGTTTTAGAACACCCATTAATTATACATTGAAAATACATTGAAAATAACTAGTTTATTTTATGTTTATTTTATATAATTAATTTATAATTAATTTATTATAATTATATTTGTTATGAAAAGTAAAATGAAAAATACCATAATACATATTTGGACAAATAATTGTTCTAATATTAAATATGATTCTAAAGATACATCATCTTATTGGGGTATTGGTGATTTAATACGCGGAACTATTAAATTATTTCAATTACAAAGATATTTAAAATTTAATTTAGTAGTAGATATCAGTCTTCATCCTATATCATATTTTATTGAAAATCCTAATACAAATAATAAATATTTACAAATTATTAATAAAAAAAAAAATACTATACCATATTATTATATTGATAAATTGAAACCATATTTACACAAAATATTAGATAACAATGAAATAAACAATACAGATTACAATACAGATAACAATATGGATTTAGATTTAGATATAAACAATAATACATATGAAAAAATAATATTATTAACAACCAATGACAAAAATATAGAAACATTACCAATTACGGATGAATGTAAAATATTTATTAAAAACATTTTTAAAACTAAACCAGAATTTCAAGTGTATTATGAAGAAATACTGAATAATTTTCCAATTAATTATAAAGACAAAAAATATAGTATTTTTCACATTAGATTAGGTGATAATTATTTAGTTAAAAATGATAATAACACAATAATTTTTGAAACATTTATAAATAATTTTATTAATGAAAATATTTTAAAAATAAATGAAGATATTATTATTACAGATAATAAATTATTAAAAGATTATCTAAAAACTCGTAATGATTTATTTACTTTAGATACTATTATAGGTCATACTGGTATTGATAGTGAAAAAGACATTATACGTGATACTATATTAGAATTCTTTTTATTACAAAATGCAAAAGAAATTAAAACATTTTCAGTATACCATTGGATTTCGGGATTTGTTTGCTGGATTGCTAAAATATATGATATTCCATTATTATCTGTTAAAAATAAAGCTAAAACATTTTAAAGTTTTACAAATTTATATTGAAGGCTTATATTGAAGATATAAAAAAACAAATATATACCAGAAATAGTAAATTTGTAATTAGAAATTAATGTTTTCTTGATTTTCTATTATTTTTAACTTTTCTACTTTTATTTTTTCTAATCTTTCTAGAATTATTATTTCGCGATTTATGTTTATTATTTCTTGTATTTCTTGTATTGCTTGTATGTTTGCGTGATTTTCGTCTTATATATTTACGTTTGCCACCTTCTGCAACTGTATTGTTTGCTGTTGGTTCTGCATTCACTTCTTCTGGTGTTGTATTTGCTATTTCTGCTGCTTTATTTTCTGATTCTTGTGTTGGTTCTGGTTCTGATGCTGTTTCTATTGCATTTTCTGGTTCCTCTGTAGCTGCTGTTTCTGCTGTTTCTGCTGTTTCTGCTGTTTCTGCTGTTTCTGCTGATGTATTTACTGGTGTTGCTGCATTTACTGGTTCCTCTGTAGCTGCTGTTTCTGCTGATGTATGTTCTGATTCTGGTGTTGTATTTACTGGTGTTGCTGCATTTACTGGTGTTGCTGCATTTACTGGTGTTGCTGCATTTACTGGTGTTGCTGCATTTACTGGTGTTGCTGCTGGTGCATTCAATGGTGTTGCTACTGGTATTGCTGCATTTACTGGTGTTGCTGCTGGTGCATTCACTGGTGTTGCTACTGGTGTTGCTACTGGTATTGCTGCTGGTACTGCTTTCTGTTTTGCTTGTTCTGCTTCTGCTAGTTTTGCTTCTTCAGCTAATTTTGCTTGTTCTGCTTCTGCTAGTTTTGCTTCTTCAGCTACTTTTGCTTGTTCTGCTAGTCTTGCTTGTTCTGCTTCTGCTAGTTTTGCTTGTTCTGCTTCAGCTAGTTTTTCTTCAGTTTCTTTCTTTACTGCATTATTCATAGCTTTTTGTTCTGCAGCTTTTTGTTCTGCTATTTTTTGTGCTGCTGCATTATTCTTAGTTTTTTGTGCTGCTGCTTTTTGTTCTGTTATTTTTTTGGCTTGTTCTGCTGCTTTTTGTTCGGCTTCTTTTTGTTCGGCTAGTCTTTTTGCTTGTTCTGCTTCTTTTTGTTCGGCTAGTCTTTTTTCTTCTGCTGCTTTTTGTTCGGCTAGTCTTTTTGCTTGTTCTTGTCTTTGTTGTTCTTGTCTTTGTTGTTTTACTTTTGCTTTTGCTTGTCTTTGTTGTTCTTGTCTTTGTTGTTCTTGTCTTTGTTGTTCTTGTCTTTGTTGTTCTTGTCTTTGTTGGTCTTGTCTTTGTTGGTCTTCTACTCTTTTTTTACTAAGAACATTCCGTTCTTTTTGATTACTTTTTTCTTTTGCTATACGTCTAGCTTCAGCTTCAGCTTCCTTAGCTTTTCTTTGTTCAGTAGCTTTACTAGTTGCATTTGCTTGTCGTTTAGCTTGTTCTGCCTGTTGTTGTGTACGTATAGCATTATTTTTTGCTTTTTGATTCGCTTTTTGTTTTTTGCTAGCGTTTTCTTTGGAATTATTTACGAACTCAGTTAATATACTATTAATTATTATTTTATAATCTATTCCAGGTAATTTATCATATAATTCATCTTTAACTATTTTTGCCATAGCAATTAGGTCATTAGCATTTATTTGTTCTTTTTTTTTTTCAAAATATTTCAATAAGTTTGTAGTTATATTATTTTTTTTTTCGGCATCAATAGAAAATTTTGTAATTTTAATATATAATAATGCTAATAGAATTTTAACTAATAAAATATCATTTATATCTGCTAAATATTCTATATTGGTATTTGAAGGCATAATTGTATCATAATTATTCGCTATTTTTGTATAAAATGCTCCAATTCGTTTTTTCAACTCAGGTTTTGATTGAAATTTCGAAAAAAATCTTGTCATAAGAGGTTCTTTTTCTTTTAAACTTACAGAACCAGTCTCAATAATAAGTTTTATAAAATTATCTAGTTTAGTATCATCTTCTGTCTTACCATCTAGTATAGTAATATTAAACAGTTTTAAAATTTCTGATCTTATTTGGTCTATCGATAATGATCTATTTGATGATTGTTGTATCATTGTTTTAGGTTGCTGCACTCCTTGTAATGCTTGTTTTGCAGTTTTTATTGCTGCACTTATACCTGACCCCCTTTGCTTTAATAATTTATTATGTCTCTTAACTGTTTTTACAACCATTATTAATTATTTATTATTAATTATTTATTAATTATTTATGAATTATTATTATATTTTTATTTAGATTTTTATTTAATGCCAATTAGAATAAAGGATAACAAGGATAACAAAGATAACAAAGATAATAAAGATAATAAAAAATCTAATTACATTACAGAAAAAAGATAAACTCCCAAAATGCGTTTAATAGAATCAATGAAAACTCCTACTGGTAAAATATTAGTTTCCATTATATTAGCTTTAGGTCTAGCATCACTTTTGAGAATGTCATTTAAAAATGCTAATATGATTATTATTAATGGTCCGCCAGTAGAACAAACTGAAGGCAAACTATTCAGTTTTGATAATAAATGTTATAGTTATAAAACTGTTTCAACTAGTTGTAAAAATATGGAAAACAATAAGGAAAATTTATAAAGATAACTATTATAAAAAGAAGATAGTAAATTTGATAGTATATTTAATAGTAAATTCGTTTATCTCTTATTATATTTTTATCATTTTCCTTTAATAATCATTCGGTAATATAATTACATCTTACATAATAATATTCTTACATCTCCTCTTCTTCTCTTCTCCTTCTGTTATAAAATAAAATGTCTCAATCAACTCCAATTAATATGATTCGCCGCAGTGGTGGTAGCGAACAACCAACACCAGATATAAGTATGATGGGTGGTATGCCAGGTATGCCTGGTATGCCAGATATGCAAAATATGCAAAGTCCGATGGGTAGTGATTCCCAACTGGTAGAAGATATTCTTAAAGAAATGGGTGATAGTCCTGGTGCCGAACAACAATCTAACATTAATTCTCAGTCATTACAATATGCTATGGATAGTGCACAGGTTCCGCCTAATAAATATGTTCCACCGCAACAAAATGATTCAGCTATGATGGATTATAATAATTATAGTCAAAAAATGATGATGGAACATGAACAAAAGCAAAGTGGTATTCTAGGGCAATTAGGTTTTTCACTTAGTGGTGAATCATTAAAAGAAAAGATTATAAAAAACGTGAAATATCCAGGTTTAGTATTTGTAATATGTTTTCTAATATCATTACCAGAGTTCAATCGTTTTCTATTTGGCTTCTTTCCTAAATTACTTTTGGAATCAGGACAAGTTAGTATTGGAGGTGTAATGTTGAAAGCATTAGTAGGAATGATTCTATTTGCAGGTATAGCACTTTTTATCTAGTATGTATTTGTTTTTTGAATAAAAAATATATTATTAATATATATCAATATTGTATTAACATTGTATTTGTATTTCCCAGAATGCATATAACATATCAAAAATTCATAATAGGTATCCTTGTAATTATTATAATTATATTTGCTATAAAATTATATAAAACTACAAGAGAAAATAATTTAGAAAATACAAACCAAATTGAAAATTTTGAAAGTGTTTTAAATAAATTAAAATCTAAATCTAAGGAAAATTTCAATGATACATCTATTTTTAAAAAACAAGGTAATAAAACTAAATTAAAAAAGAGTAAGGTTACATTCGAAGATTTAATAAAAGATGCAGAAGATATTGACCCTGAAAAATATACAGTATCTAATATCAAAAATAGTTTTTTCAAATATGTAAATTCTTTTAATAAGGAAAAATTTAAAAATGTATCTGGAACAACTACAGAATCACTTGATAAATTTAGTTATTTTAAAAACAAATTTTTTGAAATATTCAAGTAAATAAAACTTTCATTATGAATAATTATTTTATATTGTTTTAATTAAATTTTTTTCTGTTTATTTTTATTTCTATTTTTTTGTATTTAGTTTTTTCGATTTTATTCTAATTAGATAATAATAACTATAAGTATTAACAGACAAAACAAACATTGAAATAAATAAAGATATACAATAAATATAGATAGTAATAGATTTGTGATTTGCGATTTACTAGAATGAAAAATAAAATTCTTAGAATCGCGCTATTAATAGTTGGGGTGATTATAATACTACTCTCTATATATTATCTTAATAAATATCTAGAATCATTTACTATAAAACAAAATGCAAAACAAACAGAACATTTTGAAACATATCAACCAGTACATATAGGAGACCCGAAAACAATAGATTTCAGTAGTAGTATTATTGAAAATGCAAGGAATCCTGCATTAGGTATTGATGGATTGCAATATGTATCTAGTAATAATAAATCTAATATGTTATTTGCTATTGTTATAGATAGACCAGGTAATATTGCAATTTGTTCGTATGATAATACTAATTCGACTTGGAATTGTTTATATGCAGATATTACTAATATTTCAGGAAGTATACCGAATTTTACTCAAATTAATCCATCTACTACATTACCCCAACAAAATAATGATATTGTATGTAGAAATAGTAATGGTTATTTATTAGCAGTTAATTCTAATACTTTATTCTATTATAATCAAAATATTAATAATGCTAAAAAAATAAATTGCCTTTATTATTTAACTTCATCAAAAACATCAAAAAAATTAAACTGCTTAGCATTACCTGATTCAAATCAACCTTCTACAACAAGTTCTAGCGGAGCTCTTCCAAATTTATCCTACGATAAATTACGTTTATTATGTGCTAATGATTATGTTATTTTAGCAATGGGATGCAGTAATACATTATATTACTATCCTTTAGTTAATGGTTTACCAACTAGTACTGATTCTAGTGGCTGGAAAACATTTCAATGTGGTGTTGATAATTCAACAATTAAATATATTGGTATTAATGATACTACCGCATTTATTTATGCTAATACACCTAATTCCTTAGCAAATACAAAACTTATTTATTCTTCCATTACTATTGATAGTAATAATAATTTAGTATCTAATTGGCTAACTTGGATTTCCGGAACAAACCCTCCTATTCCTAATCGAAATCCATTAACCAAAACATTATTAAATTTAACAGTTAATAATGATGTAATGTGGGTAATTGACTCTGGTGATAATAGTGGTAATCAAAGTCTATGGTGGTGTCCTTTGAAAAATGGATTACCTTATATTGATAGCACTAATATGACATATATTTGGCAACAATTACCATTATCTAGA